CTAATGCTGCTTCTACTTCGTCTTGAAATCGACCTAGCCACTTATAGCTGTCGCGTGTCTTTATCCTTGCGCACCACTTATTCCTACTCCCTTGCCATGAAACTCCCCTGTATTTAGATGAAGCCTTCGATGATATTCTTCGATGCGCCCTTAGATTATCCGATTTAGTAAGCATCCTTAGATTGTTAATATCATTATTCACTCCATTTCCATCAATGTGATCAACCTCAAGCTCCTCGGAGTAGTTGTCGAGGAATGCCAACGCTACCAAACGATGAACGTGGAAAGATTTATCCCCAATGCGTGTGCGATTATATGCATTACTCCTTCCTCCAAATGTATGCGTCTTCCCGCCGTGCCTAGATGGCTTTTCAATTGATCCATCACTGAATACCTTTATGTTGACGCTATTGACTGTAATTGATTTAGATTCCATCTAGTTATACTATTTGTGCGCTCATCAAATGCAAGCCATCTATAGCCAGTCTCCTGTCAGTCCACGTTCTTTAAAGTCTTTCTGCTTCCATGCAAGGTAGTCTGGGTTCACAAAGTCTGTCCCATCTGCCGCCTTACACTCATGCTCCATTTCCTTCTGCTCAAATACGTCATAGCACCCTCCAAAGCTCAGAACACCATTCCGACTCTGCTTGTTGCCTCCGTAGACCTTCTTCATGTATTGTCGCATCACCTCGTCGCGCCTTGCACGTCCTGCGGGTGACATTAACCATTGACGGCGTAGTTCCATCTTAGCAGCTAATGCTGTCAACTCTTCGTCTGATAGTATCTTGCTCATGCCTAGATTATAAATTACGTGTCAAGTTATAAAGAAAGGGACTGAGGGCATATAAACCCCCAGTCCCAATGTTAAACCTATGCCTCGTCGGAGAACGCTACCTTGCCGAGACCATTCGGGCCTGTAGTCATGAGAGCGTAGCGAGTATCAACAGCACCCTTATACGAACCACCAAGGAACGGATAGTTTTCAGACTCAATGCCTTGGTACTCTGCAACGTACAGAAGCGAAGGATTGATGAAGTAGCCGCGATCAGTGGAAGGCATGCAATTTGGATTTGCACTCTTCATCTTGATCTGACCGAACTGAGAGTCAATGATCTCAACCATCCAAGGGATCTTAGTCGTACCATTGACATTGTAGTCAACCTGCGAGGCTGCACCAGCAGTGCGTGTGAACTCTTGAACAATATGCTCGCGGAGTCCAGGGCCAGCTACCAACCACAAGTCCTGCATGGTTGTATCCTCACCCCACATGGAGGCAATCTGTGCGCCCATTGCAGCATCATCGTAGTCAGCCTTCAAGCCGCCATAGATGGAAGCAGCGGGGGTGACGTAGAGAGCATCTACACCAGTTGCAGCAGAGTTGCTGATAAGTGCGCCTAGACCGTGCGTTGCGCCACCAGTTGTGCCTGGTACGTCAGCAGTCTTGTCTTGGTCGCCGCAGATTACGAACTCCTTGTCAATCGCACACTCAACGGCAGACTTGTCGGCTGCTTTAATCATGTTAGAGATGACAGCAGAATCTTCCTGCTCTTGTTCCTTGGAAACGGCGTATTCCACAACTGTACGTTGAGCTTGACCTTCAAACTCTTTGACATTTGCGAATGCGTCGCGACCTGTGTTAGTATCAGCTCCTTCGATGTGCGGCGTATTAGCCACATCTTTGAGCTTGTCCATGAGGGTACGTGGACGCTTGTTATCGGTCTTGGTGTGAGCCAGCAACCCTGTTACTGGAGTGATGTCTGCTGAGAGCAGCTCTGCGGTCTGCTTGAGAGACTCGCGATTACCTACTGTACTTGAATATGTTTGTCCCATAATTATTTAGTCTTTAGAATTCTGATTTGCTGATCAGCGTTGCGCCGTTCAGCGATTGATTTAGTTGGATCACTTACGATCTTTTGAAGTTTCTTGATTTCAACACTAGTGCCACTCGACCTTTTCGCGGGACGACCAGCTTTTGTATCAATAGAAACGCTCTCTGTTTTAGGTTTCGGAGATTTGCGCTTGAGCTTTCGGGAGAACTTCTTTTCCTCTGGAACCTTGGTCAAAGCAGCACGACCGAACAATTCGATCAGCTCTTTGGCGTAGTCAGGGAAGACGTTTTTGATCAACTCAAACTTAGGACTATCAAGCAGAGAGTCATACTCCTTTGCTGCGTCCTCGTTGTCGTCGATTCCAAGCTTGCTGCGGGTTGATTCAACCAGCTCGCTAGTGTTGCCTAGAGTTTCGGAAACTTTCTTTAGTTCCGACTTTCGGTTGCGTAGCGGTTCAAGCTTTTCTTCTTCCTTGTCAATGGCATCCAGAATTTGAGCAGTTGGAATGAACTGATCTCCAAACATGACTCCTCGGACATCTTCGCCCTTGTTGTCGTCATACTTATCAATCTGTTCCGTAATCAGCTTTCGGTTCCAGCCCTTAATGTTGATCTCGGCTTGTTTGATGTCCTTCTCAGCGTCTTCGACTGTGCGAATTGCTGCGAAAGGGTTGTCCGTGGTCACTACATTAGTGGCTAGCTCGTCAATCTGAGCTTGCAACTTCTCCTTCTCTGCTTTCCACTCCTTCTCTTTCAATCGACTCTTGGTGAGGGCTTTCCCCGCCTTTGCGTTGATCTGCTGAGTAAGTGCTTCTAGCTCCTCTTCATTGAGTTCCTCAATGTCAAATCCTTCATCCTGTGAAAGAACGTCTGACTCTTCTTCGCCTTCTTCATCCTCATCCTCATCGTCAACCTCTGGGACTTCGACGTTTTCGTCTTCTTCCTCTTCGGCCTCCTCTTCGGTTTCGGGAGCTTCTGGCTCTGGTTCGTCTTCAACACCTGTCGCTTTGCGGATGCGCTCCTCTACGAGGGCTTGTCTGCGCTGTTCTGGTGTTCCTGTCTCCTGAGTGGTTTCTTCGGCATCAGGGGTAGCCGCTTCTAGTGTATCTGTCATATCTACCTATTGGTTAATCAGCCAAGGCGGGGGCTGTTGGTTAAATTGTATCACGTACTGTTTTTACGCTATCGCTGGCGGGACTGCTTCTTGAAATTGAATTCCTCCATTAAGTCTGCCGTGAGGAACTCAGCCACCACTTGGCAGCGTCGTCCTAGATACTTGTCGGGGCTATACCAAGGCTGTGACAGCATTTGGTCGCGCCGATCTTCAAGGTATTCGTAAAGAGCAACCCCATATTCGGGGTTATTCTTTAGATGGTCTTTAAACTCTTTGATTGTTAGCTTAGGCACTTTCTAGTCCTTGGGTTGATACGTTACCGACACTTGCCGCTTCTGTTCCGTAGATTCCGAACTCAGTACCGTTCTTCTTTTGGTCGAGTGCCATTTGAAGCTGTTTCTCGTACTGATCGAGCAGAAATACGAACTGAGGATTAGAATAGAGTACTGACGGAACTTGACCTGCCGATTGAATCTGCTGCTGTTCTGACTTGTAGTTCTGCACAACCTCCATGCGAAGCTCAGAAGCATTACCAGCGGGACTACGGGCGATGCCAGTTCCCATTTGCGAGATGTCGCTGAGAGTTTCGTTCTTAACCTTAGCTGAACCTTGCTCTGCTGGCAGTAGCATTGTTTCTGCCGCCATTGGGTCGATTGCAGATAGTCCGAAGTCAACGAGTGCTTCTGTGTCCACACGTCCAGCAGTGTCGAGGCTAGAGACGCGAATCAGACCTTCAATCATCTTCTCAACCTTCTCTGGATCATCATAGAGGGTGTTGAAGCTTACAGTCACGTCCATCTCAGTCTCGTCGGAGTTCTTCACGAACTGAACGGCTTCTGGGCGACCCGTGACACGGAAGAATAGTTCCTCTGGCCCTTTGAGCTTGTACATCTCGTAGCACATCTTTAGCACTTCCTGAGCAAAGCTTAGGTGACGATTGATTGATGCTGTCTGCATCTGCGTGGAAGTTGGGTCTTCTGGAGAGTGACCAACTAGGCGATCCGCCTCCGCTACGATTTCTTTCTCAAGATTGAACACAGCACCGAAGTTTGTGTTTCGGTTGAGATACTGCGGAGACTGACCTGTGCGCGTGGCATACACACCGCCTGGTCCAGGACGACCATGATCCCACGTAGGAGGTGCTAGGAGCGACGGACTGACCTCGTATGCCGAGTTGTCCATGTTTGCGTCACGTAGCACCTTCTGATTCTTCTGAGAGGCTTTAAGCAGCTCTGGGATAGTTGGTGCGCTGTAAAGTGTGCGAGCGTCATAGCTACGAGACTGCACGACAAATGGGAACTGACGTAGGCCGCTGAGTAGGACGCGCTTTGCATATGGCGGAACCATGCTGTCACTGTCACCGAATTCTGGACTCCACACAGTAAGGTATATGCCTTCTGCTAGGTCGTCACGATCAATCAGCTTCTCAAATGTGAACACAACGTCAATTAGGTCGCGTTCCTCGTCGATGCGTGAAGGTTGGCGTGGGTTGTTGGTGGAGCTGCTTGTGCGGAAGGCATTGAGTGTGCCTCGCTCATTCTCCACTGCCCAATCTGCCCACTCTTGATCCCAGTCCTCCGAGCTTACGCGACTCAGAATCTCCTGAGCTGTCATAGGTTTACGGACGTGACAGCGTGGGGCATCGCAGAAGTTGGTTGTGTATGACGGGGCAAAGAACTCCTCGTCGGGTGCTAGAACCTGCAACACGGGGCTACCAGCGTCCTCAATGGTCACGGGGATGGTGGCTGTGCCTTTATCGCGCAACTCCTTGAGCGCACGTTTAACACGCTTCTCATTAAGCTCCCAACCTTCGATTGAGTTGAGGGCTTCTAGTGCTTCGTCTACACGGTCTTCATCTGCGAGGACTTCAATGAAATCTGGGGCTACATCTCCAAATGACGCTTGAATTTCCTCTAGGTCAAAGATCTTCTCGTATGACCGCTTAGTGGGTGACTTGTAGTCGCAGTAGGCTACACGTAGCGACTTCTCTTGTGCGTAGTTGTCAGCTTTCTGCATCTGCTGCCAGAACTCTGGAATGCCAGCATCACGGAACCACTTGAGCAGGACTGTGACCTCAGTGGCTCGCTGAATGTCTTGTGCTGTTCGCGGGTAGGCTTTGATGGTGGACTTTCGCAGCGCATTCTCATTGATTGCTGTCTGCGAGGAAATATGGTATTCCGCTAGGTGAACCTCTGTGTCAGATGCGTCCTTGAACGGGAATGCAGTCTCAGACGACTTCTTTAGGTCTGGAGTCTTGCCCTCCCAGTCGCATCGTCGAATGTCCGAGGAGTCACTGCACCGCTTGATGAAGTCAGAGAGATTGTCAACGTCTTCGTCGAATGTCTCCTTAAACTGGTTATAGTCAAAGTCTTCGTCGTAGTAAATCTCCGACTCGTCGCGGTCTTGATTTCGATATGTAGCCATTGTTCTTAGTCTATCACTTATTGTTTTTACGTCTAGCGACTATCTCGCTGTAGATCACTTCGATTCTTCGGTCACGTAGCCCCAGATTGTCGTGGAGGTCATCGTCTGTTAATACTGGTTCTGTCTCTCCATGTAGCATTGAGGAGTAGTCAATGTCGCCCCAGACCTCGGAGTGACAGCTCACGAACCTATTATCGTGCGGGGTATCTGTAGTATGCTTTCCCATCTTTGTATGCTCGGTTTACCTTGAGGCGCTTTCCCTTGTGGTTGATGATGTTTTTGTGGCGTTGTGGGACTCCGACGCGAACTTTACGCTTGGTGTCGGGGTCTTCTGCGTAGATGAAGCGGGGGTTGCCCGTTTGCTGGTGCAGGACGCGAACCTTGACAACCTCTGGTGCTGCCTCTTCGATTACGTCCAGCTCACCCTTGATCTGCGCCATGATCTTCAATACCCCAGAAGGCAGAATTTCGTTGCCGTCGAGGTCTTCTTCTAAGCAAACTGCTGCTCGGAGCTTGCCGATTCGCATTGCTGTATATGGTTTGCCTAGCTGTTCTGCTAGTGATTTGCACGTTTCGTTACTCATAGTTTAATGTCCTCCGCAGTTTGGAAAGTAGGCATGCCCACCGCACAGCAGGAATAGCACAAATAGGGCTAGGTGGAATAGTAGACCAATCATGGAGGTGGCAAACCTCATTGCCTTGTCATCTGGGTCTGGTGGTGCTATAAAATAAGATCCGATCCAATTGCACGGATACCAGAAGTATAGTCCAACGAGTATCATTTTTAGTAGTATAATTTCCATAATTAATATCCTCCAGATTCGACTAAGACTCCAAGTGTGTCCTTGCCGAAGTGTCCAATTCCTGTTCCTTCGTCGTGGGTTGCTGCGTATCGTGGAAGGTCGATGAAGTCCTTGAGCGGTTCGTCCTTCTTTCCATTTTGGCAATAGTTCATAAAGCTGAAGATTGTGTTTCCACACTCGCTTGAAATGCGAAAGCTCGGTGAATTGGTAAACTTGTCGAATGGCTGCTTGTTATCAAAGGCTAGCCACTCTTGAATCTTAGCTAAGCCAATGTCTTCCTGCGCTCCGAATGACGGAACCGTTTCAATGCCAATGTCACCCAGCTCGTCAGACAATGTGCGCTCACCGTCATCTGCTGTCTGCTTGGGACTGTGGGCAAAGCGAATGTCAATAATACGCTCAAAGATCGGGATGCTGCCCTCAATCTTTGTCCATTCCATTTGTAGGGAGCGGATAGACAAGCCCCCACAATCCTCTGCTGCTGGCCCACGCTTCCACGTTACCGCATCATCAGACCGAACTTGAGACTTGCCTTCCACTGCCCATTCACCATACGTTGCGCGATCAGGCCATTCAGCCCATTGTCTTACGTCACCCTTAGCATTCACGCCATACCAAGCACATGCCCACGACTTCGCACCAGCAGGGTCAATGACTTGGTAGTTTGTCCATGAACCATCAGAGAAATCAATCTTCTCGTCTTCTGGGTCGTAAATGTGTGCCACCTGGTCAAAAGTGCTGAACATGGCAGTCATGCTCTTTGTTGGGTAGCCGTATAGAATTTTTTTAATCTCTTCCACCGAGGAGTTCCTATGGTTTCGAGCTAGACGTTCCCAGTTAGAGAATGGGTTGCGTTCTGAGTGGTAGAACACGATTGCCATATTCTCCCTGTTCTTCGGCTTTTGAACATAGGGCATTAGCTCGCCACCAAGAATTGACGCTGGGAGAGACTCTACTGTTTTCGCACCATCGAGGATGCTGCCGACCAGCGGCGTATATCCACGGATTGGAGTGAATGTTATCAAAATCTTAGAGTTGAAGTCTGCACATCGACTCTCCAATCGTTTCAAAAGCGTTTCATCTGAGACGTATTCATCCATCCACGTCCCAATGTTCGTGTACCCGCAAGTCTTAGGTGGTGCGCCTAACTTAGCACCCTCAATCACAGAGTCATCGTTCTGGAACTGAGTGTAGAACTTAAAGTAACAGACCGCCCCGTTTGGCAGGATAAACTTGTTCCCCGTAAATCCAGTGGCTTTAGAGTAATTGATTTTAGCAACCTCATCCTTCTGCTTCTTCTTAAATTCCTGCGGCATCATCTGCCATAGATACGGCTGTTGGCGTTCGACACTTGCATCCTCATTCTGAGACCAGCAGATAATCTCGGTATTAGGGTTCTCCATGAGAGTCCGCATGACTAACCATGCCGCAGTAAAACTCTTAGACGACCTGTTGCCACCCATCACAACCATCGTGTCAATCTCGTCCTTAGCAATTATATCCGCCACCTTCTGCTGTTGCGGCAACACGAATCCACTGTAGACTGGATCAATGATTGCTGCCTCGATCCTGCCGTTGTGCAGCTGAATGCTTTCGGCATATCCGTCTGGATCGGTTTCCAGCAATACTAACTGGTCTTCTAAGCTCGGAGGCTTTAGGATGGGGTGATCTTGATATTCTAGTGACATTAATCTACCTCAATTACTTGTTCTGCTTCCTTAGCCTTGGCAATCTTAGCGCGTAGCTCTGCTGCCTTGTCCTCGTACTCCTGCTGCGTCACCACATGCTCCACAACGTGCTTCTGGACATTGTTGCCTGTCAGCTTGCCATGAATGTCAGTAAGACCTTGTAGTCCCTTCACGGACTTGAAAACCACGTTCTCGTCCACCTCGATGTCACCAGACTCGACACGATCACCGAACTTGTTCATAATCATGCGGTGAGTGTCTAGCCCTTCAAATGTCAGAGAGGCAATCTCAGAACCCCACGCATTGCGAACCTCTTGGCACTCTGGGTCGGCCATTAGCTCTGCCTTGGTGTCATAGTAAAAGTTCTTAGTAATGCCGTGCTTCTTGCGGAACTCAGTGACCTTGCAAGGCTGCTGGATGACGTGCTGCGCTACTAATGCCCAATGCTTAGGATTGCGGTGACACCATGCTCGATTATGCCCAGTTGACTCCTGTGCATTCTTCAGTGCCTTGGCAATGTAGTTCTTGGTTTCTATTGCCAGTTCTTCACTCATAATCTTCGTCCTCCCAATCGTCAGGCATGTCAGCCCATTCAGCCATTTCATTCGACATATCAAGCTCGTTACCCATGTCCTCTAAGCTGTCACGGAATAGCATACGACCTACGCGCCAACTGGAGTAGTCGTAGTGCAGCAGCTTTCCCTCATTGGACAGCACAGCCAGCGCAAAGTCTGGAAAGTTGTCTGCTAGAAACGACAGCGCAGGTCGCAACAGGGCTTCTTCTTCGTCGGAGAGCATTAGTCCTTCTTTCCGTAGATGGTTCGTGAGCGCAGTCCAGCGGGCAGTTCGCTCTTTGGGACTTCCACCTTGTTCGTTGGCTTGCGAGTGTCCTTAATAACAGCATCCATATTGCTACGGAACTTGCCGTGGTCACGTCCTAGTTGTCTGATTTCTGATCCTTTGGTTGACATGGCTAGCTGTATTGCTTTTGGTTAGTCCATGCTGATATGATGACATTTACCTGCACATCATCCGTGCAAGCGTGTTGCTCTCCTATGTATCCCTCGTTTGCTCGCTCTGTTACGATAAATCCACTCTTGGTCTTATGGATTGTGATTTCTGTTATACTTGGCTTGACTGTTATATCGTTCATGGCTAGAGTATAGCATATCGTGTCAATACCCCGTTTTGCCGCATACCTAAAGGGGGTTGACAAGTGGTGTACAATGTAGGCAGTTCTTTTTAATGCGGGGTATCTCAGCGGTAGAGCAATAGCTTGATAAACCAAAGGTAGGCGGTTCAAATCCGCTCCCCGCACCCATATTGACCACCGATGCTTCCTTCATATATAGCCATTTGAAAAGCACACTACGGTAGTAAAACCCGATCCACTCTGTCGGGCAATAGGTAGTTAAAGGAGTCGTGAAGGAGACACGTTAACAGACCACGCCTCTCGCAGGGTTGGCTCCATGTGAGAGGCGTTTTTGTGCCTAGCTTCCTACGCGTGCCTTGGCAATCTCGTAGTAGTCCTTGTCCAGCTCGCAGCCCACAAAGCTGAATCCTTCGCGGAGAGCGGCCTTTCCTGTGCTGCCGCTTCCCATATATGGGTCAAGCACCGTGCCACCTGCTGGCGTGATGAGTCGGCAGAGGTATTGCATGAGAGCTGTTGGTTTGACTGTGGGATGATTGTTGCCCTTTGGTTGCAATTTGATAATCTCCCTAAGTTCTCCACACTCACACTTCTTGCCACTACCATTTGCCTTTACCCTTAGTCCACATCTTCCGCAAGCGTTGTTGCTTAGGTTGTGCTCATTCCTTGGCTTTGTCTGAATGTCATCACAGCCCTCGTCGCGATCCTTCTTGCTTGCCTTGGCACAGTAGAAGAAGCGGGCGGCAGAGCCTTGGTCGCCGAAACGATTCATCTGCCTTGTCTCTGGTGCGCCGTAACTTGTTGCCTTGTATTTAGATGTCACATCTTTGGTTCTAGCTTTCCCCGCACTCTTAGTCTCTGGAAACAAGTCCAGCACCTCCTGCGAGCCGTCGTGGATTAGGTTGGCTGGGAAGCGGCCTTGGGGGTTCTTTATTGCTTGCTCTCCCCCTTTCCACCCATCGTCGTTCTGGGTGTGCTCATGGTGCCAGCCCCCGCTCTGCTGTTCTATTGGACTGCCCACCCGACAGCCATCAATATTGATCCCACCAGTCCCCCACTTCAGCACGTTCTTTGCAATGGTCTTCTCTGATAGTGGCTTGCGGCATAGGGTGAAGAACTCACAGGAAGGCTTTAGGGCTGTTCCCCATCCGTCCCATTGCTTCGCGGCTTCGGTGGCTGGTGCGGTGACTGTCATATCGTCTTTAAATCTATACTTTTTCCCTCCACTCTGAGTTTCATCGTCTGCTTGTGCGCCACGGATGTTTTTGTAAGGATTCACACCCACCACCTCACGCTCTGCCCCTGCCGCCTTGTCGATAGCCTTGCTGATATTCAGCGACTTAGGGAATCCTGAGCCGTAAATCCAGCTCACCACGTCACGAATCTCAAAGCCAGCGTCCTCGATATTCACGACCATTCGGTGCTGTGTCCGTGTGCCACAGGCGATCAGCGCATGACCTCCAGGCTTTAGCACTCGCATAGCTTCCTTCCAGACCTCCACGCTTGGCACGTCATAGTCCCACTTCTTAGCCATGAAGCTAATGCCGTAGGGAGGGTCGCTCACGATGGAGTCAACCGAGTTATCGTCGAGGGTCTTCATCTGCTCTAGGCAGTCTCCGTGTAGTAGGTTTATCATAAATTTAATAGTGCCTCACAGCTTCCTACACGTGCCTTGGCAATCTCGTAGTAGTCCTCGACCTTCTCGATTCCAATGAAGTCGCGGTTGAGTTGCTTCGCCATCTTGCCTGTTGTTCCACTCCCCA